TTGGCACTCGGGCTTGGGCTTGGACTTGGCTTGGCACTCGGGCTTGGGCTTGGTTTGGCTGTAGCATCCTTCTTTGCATCTGCGCCAGCATCTGCATCCGGGTTCGTCATTCCTTCTTTGGAACTGCTCCTAAAATAATTGACCTTTGACACCATGAGGAAATTCGTTGCCAGAATGGCAATCAAAAACACGATGACCATGTTTTTGGTGAAAAATGTGCTTAAATATGCAACAATCGCGAAAAACACGACGGCTTCAAAGTTGTCCGTCATCAAGTAGCCCAAAACATTGACAAATGCAACAATGAGCATGATGTAAAGCACATTCTTGTCAGTTGCCATGGTCATTGCACTTGATTCAACCGATTTGAATCCGCTCATGAAAGAACGAGAGATGCTTCTTAAATTCGAATTCATATTATTGTGATTGCGTATTATGTATTTGAAATATATTATATATAAATAAAAATATATTTCACAAGGAAATGTTTTGATTACACATAGTGTAGAAACGTAATAAAGATTTATCACATTGGTTTGTTATCTCATTCATGAAAGAACCTCTTCAGCTGGGTATATGTGAATTTTATAATCCATATTTGCACGGACCATGCGACCCATGCATTGCGAATCATTTAATGTTCATGTGGGACATTCCCCTATCTGAATTTTATGACAACAGTTATGCGGATTTAATAGCAACATATCCACACCCGATTCGCCGCTATGTCGGCAACATTCGCGCATATTGGAACATTGTTGCTCGCGCAACCATGTATCCCATGTTTGAAATTGTGCAACCAATCACGATGGAACCCGGTGGAGAATGCGTTGCAATCATCAAAACGTTTTGGATTCGACTGATTCAGCGCCGATGGAAACGCATTTTTGCGGAACGACGCGCGCGTTTGGCACGTTTGATGAAACCTTATGGTCTCTTGAAGAGAGAATGTGGAATAAAATAATGTAATGTATATATAATGTAATTCATTGATTTACAAATCTGTATTTTCAACATGGAAGAATTACCTCCAAGGTCTGAGACTTATTACACAGACCCGCTGCATGGTAGGACGGTTAGTTGGCGCCCATCATGACGCCCGACGAAAGAGTCATCCCATGTGAGTTTTAGCGGTGCTCTTGATGCTCTGGAATTGAAAGATAAAGAATTTGTTGACTGGATGAAAATAAACTACATTGATGATTTGAAATACATTGGCATGATGCCATGTGCAAAGTCATCTAAATTTCGTAAGATATATCCGATTAGTGAATTGTACAATGCTAATATTGGAAGTGGTACGGATACTTATGGCGGACTTTATGAACATAAACTGTATGAAGATGCAAAGGCTGCAAAAGGCGGGCACAAACCACGCAGTAAAAAAAGCCACAAAAAAATCCATGCAAAGAAAACCAGAAAATGCTACAAATAAATAAAAAATATTTCAAAATAAATTTATATTTGCATGATGCATAATACAATTCTTCAACATGTCAGATGATTTATTTATTAGTTGGCTTTACAATAAATTTGGCATGTATTATACAGATTTTGAGTTCAAACGTGAAAATGGAGAACCGTTAATTTCATATAAGGAAATAACAACGGGACGTGTGCATAAACAACCACTATCACATCTTCCTCTTGAAAGATATAGAACCGAATATGAAAAATTTTACAAACAATCTGAAGAAAGTTCTGATTCGCCACCAGGTTCACCTCGAGGTGGATACAAGACACACATCAAGAGAAACTGTAGGAAAAGTCATAAAGGTGCTTATAGAAAGAAACATATTAAGCGTACAAAAAAACATCATAAATGATGTTCAAATTAATTAAATGTTGATATGTCCATGATTGAATCAGAAGATGATGAAGATGAAGATGAAGATGAAGATGAAGACGAGTCAGTTGAACCAACACTTGCATTGTCATCTTCATTGTCATCATTGTCTTCTTGTTCTTGTTCTTGTTCTTGTTCTTGCACATCATCATCCGACTCATCAGAGTCAACTGATGAATCATCATCATCGTCTGTCCATTGCAACTCTTCTAAAGCTTTGATTTCGTTGTGAATGCCGTCCATTTCGAGTTGAATGCACTTCAAATCATGTTTAACTTCATGTGCATTGTTTTGTGTATCACAATAATCACAAAGTGATATTAAATGCGGCAGGACCTCTTTTTTTTTCTGTAATATCTCTCGACATGCATGTTTGTATTTGCGAAAAACATCACGAAGTAGTTTGTTAGTTCGCATTGCATTGTGAATGCGTGCAGCATTTGTGAAGAGTTCATGTATTATGTCCTCGATTCTTTGCATGTTTTCAATTTCCATAAGATCGTCTTTAGCAATTCTATGCCCGTCGCATGCTAATCCGTGCAAACACTGTTCTGTCATTTGAATGAACTGACTCTGTAATAAAGCAAAATGTGGAATTTATGTGTTATATAAAATATTGGATATAAATATATTAAGCATAACGCACCAAATTACACATCCATCCATTAGATAACTCACATTTGCATCACTATTATTGCAAACCATGACTGCAGTTGAAGACATTTCAGTGGATTTGTTGCTAAGAAAAGAATCCAATGAAACTGAAATCAAAGAAAAAGAGTTAAAAGAAGTGAAAGAAGTTAAGGATTTGCTGCTTGCAGAAAGTCATGACAGGTATGTGCTTTTTCCTATCAAGGATAATGACATATGGAACATGTATAAAAAACAGGTTGACTGTTTTTGGCGTGCTGAAGAGATTGACTTGTCGCACGATGCGCCGCATTGGAACAATGTTCTAAATGAAGATGAACGATACTTCATTTCCATGATTCTCGCTTTTTTTGCTGCAAGTGATGGGATTGTGTTGGAAAATCTGGCGGTGCGTTTTATGACGGATGTGCAATTGGCCGAAGCCCGTGCTTTTTATGGATTTCAAATCGCGATGGAAAACATTCATTCGCAAGTATACAGTATGTTGATTGACAGCTACATAAAGGATGAAGCCAGGCGCAGTCAGCTGTTCCATGCCATGGACCAGTTTCCATGCATCAAAAAGAAGGCGGAATGGGCGCAGCGATGGATTCATGACAAACGCAGCTCATTTCAAACGCGTCTGATTGCCTTCGCCTGCGTGGAAGGCATCTTTTTTTCGGGCGCATTCTGCTCCATTTTTTGGCTGAAAAAGCGCGGATTGCTGCCCGGTCTCACCTTCAGCAACGAGCTCATTTCACGCGATGAGGCGCTCCACACCGAGTTTGCAGTGTTGCTTTATAATAAGCTCAGCAAGCGCACGCAGAAGGCGCGTGTTGCGGAAATCGTGCGTGAGGCGGTGGCCATTGAAAGCGAGTTCATTTGCGAAGCGCTGCCTTGTCGTCTCATTGGCATGAACGCCAAGCTGATGACGCAATACATCGAGTTTGTTGCGGACCGGCTCATGGTACAGCTGGGTTATGACAAGTTGTACGGTTCTACAAACCCATTTGATTTCATGGAAATGATCAGCCTGCCATCCGTGTGCAACTTTTTTGAAAAAAAGGTCAGCGAATATGCACTGGCCGAGAAAATCAAGACGGACGACATTTTTGACATGAATGCTTCATTTTGAAAGGGTTCATGTATGGGGGGTTATTGCCATGGTCAACGAAATTCATAAGTGTTGTAATTGCAAATGCACAAGGAGCTTTCATTTATGCCCAATTCTTTGAAATGACTTACGCCTCTATGGATGTTATTCAAAAATGATTCTGTGCAGGTATTTACTGTGGAATAACTTGTGTTGTAACTGTTGTCGTTGTAAAAATAAGAATCATTTATGTTTTCACATTTGTAAAAAAAATCAAATGTTAGTCCATTTAAATCAAAATCACTGTATTTTGCATTACAGTCATCATCATCATCTGAACCGCCAAAATCAATCTTTCTACGCAGACGAGTTGTATAATGATCGTCTCTTAGTTCGGCAATTTTCACTGTTTTCATTTTGAATTCTTCATGGCTTTTTAAACCAATCAATGCTTCCAAAATGTCTGAATCAAAGCTGTCATTGTTCTCATCATAGTTGATCGGTGTGCCACGCATGCCATGAATGAAGATTCCTCGTTCTTTCTTGAATAACTTGTGTATCAAATCAATGTTTTCATAATTGAGAGGTAGTCTTGCAGCGACACCAATATCAATGTCAGTGGATACATGCATTTTGATTGAAATGCATGAATTACTTTAAATCATTTTTGGTTTATATTTCATAAGAATAACTAACGACTTCCCAGTCATAGTCTTTGTAATCTCCTCTATGATACATAGATGATTTGTGTTTTGTATTCAAATCTTCAATCTTTTTTAGTCTGTATCGTTGTACATTATAAGAGACTGTGTTTTCACTCACAGTCATGTAAATGTTCATCAAGTCATCATCAATCGATTGTTGTTTTCTGTCAGGCAAATCACTGTAGTTGGCCAGTTTGTAGTCCATACGATATTCATCGATGTTATCAAAAGGCAGTCGATGGAAACTCGTCGCTTTTCGATAAATGAATTTCTCCAAAAATTTATACTTTTCAAAATCGATGAGTTTGATGAATGTCCCTTCATGCAACCGATACTTTTTGAGAATTTTCGTGTAAATGTGTATGATGAGGTCATCCGGCAAATGTTCAATGTTAATCATTTTATTAACATCAACAAATGGTCTTTAAACGGGTTTTCAATCAAACTGTGCATTAAATGCATCATCATGTGCTTGAAAAGAGAGAATAAACAGAATCCATGATTTGGTCCTGCATCAATACAATGACCGTGAATAGAACGAATAAGCCGCTGGTTTTCATCGTGAGTTCGCGGTCATAAATGATGCATGCAATCCATGTCAAAAATGCCAACCAGTAAACCAGTTTGACATAGTATTCAATTCCGTTGATTGTTTTTATCACTTGACCCGTAAAGTGTATTTTGCGTTCCAATAAATTCATCTGGTTTATCACATCATCGGTTTCATTTGTAAGTTCGTTCAGTCTCTGAGATGCAAGACGATTGCTTGTAGAAAGTGTTTGTATCGTTTCTCCATTTTGAGAAAGTCTAGACAGTTTGTTAGTCATATCCGTTGACCAATCATCAAATTTTTGTATCATTTGAGTTTTTTCATTTTCGCCACTTTTTTTGTAACGGCTCATCAGCACTTCATTGGCTCCATTTTGACCTTTTGAAGCAACCAAGTAATTTTTGAATGCGGTGTCTACTGTTTGTGGAGCATTTTCTTTGGTTATTACTGCAGCGTTATATTTATCTCGCGCATCACTTATTTGTTGACTTTTATAACACTGGGTTCCTTTTGCGCAAGACAAATTTGCGTTGTTGATTGTTTGCGTCATTTGGTTCATGAGCTGCATTTGTTGTAGTTGTGCAGCTTGCGAAGATGATGCAATGGATGCTGCATTTGCGGCAGTTGAATCACTCATTGTTGTTTGTTGCACTTGATACTAGATTTGACGCTATTTATATGTATTATATTTATCAAATAAAAAAATATAATACATTTTGTCATTGTTTCATTGGTCATGGTTTTCTTGCATTGTGTTCACTGTTCCTCGTTCTCTTGCACATCTTCGTCCTCTTCGTAAATGATCGCCACGTTGCGCCATGCACCATTTGTGTACTTTCCGAACTTCTTGTCCATGTATTCATACAGTTCAGAACCCTTTGGCACATCTCGGCCATGCCCGCGCACATACCATTGTTTGAATGTTTCATACAACTCGGTCTTCTTAATGCCACGGCCACCTTGCTGCATCTTAATTTTGTCGCGTGCAAATTCTGCCAAGTAGTCTTGACCCAAGCGATACTTCTGACTGCTGGCTGTAACCATGGCGCACGGTTTCACAAGGCCATTCGTTTTGAAGACATGCTCAACAAGCATGGCCATGAAGGTGGGTGCCCAGCGCTTCAACTTCTCATCCAGCATGCGGTCAATCTTGAACTGGTAGGGGTTGTCCACGTCGCCTTCCGGCAAGGGGTTGTCGCAGAACTTGGACATAAAGTCGACCTTCTGAATGCGGCGCCAAGTGCCGTCGTCGTTGCTCTTGATTTCAAACATGGTGTTCGTGCACACCACCAGCTTGAACTGCGGAATGAAGGTGACCATGTCCTTGTAAAGCGCACGACCCTGCAGCGGGTCGCCAGCCGACACCTCCTTCAACACACCCTCATTAATTTGGTCGCCTTTCGATGGCTCCTGCATGACCGCATAGCGGATTCCCATGAGCTGTGCAATCTCGGACGATGTTCCACCAATTCCGTTTCGCTTGTTCGTGATCAGAGTGATGGGAACGGTTGCCTTGTATTCACCGAAGCAGCGCGACATGAGCTCGGTCAACTTCGACTTTCCGTTGCTGCCTGCACCCACATAAATCTGGAACGTCTGCTCGCGGTTCACGCCAATCAAACACGACGCCAGATGGTCCCACATGTAGTTGCGAAGCTCTTCAATGGGGAACAATTGCGCCATGAACTCATTGATTTCAGCAATCGTGGATGCATGCTTGGTTCGGTCCAACGGAATGTAATCAATGTTGGTGCACTTGCTGATGTTGTCGTCAGGCTGACCTCTTCGGAAACGCTTTTCAGTGAAGTCAATGACTCCGTTGCTGAAGCACATGAGGTGTGCATTGGTGTCAAGCGTGTCGACAAAGTTCTTGTCGTAAAACAGTTCACGCGCTTCCTTCATGATGTTATTTTTGAAAGTAGTGGTTTTCAAGCGCATGCAAATCTCCGTGTATTTTTCAGCGCGGATGCTCTTTTCTTTCCACTCGTCGCTTCCAGGATCTTCCTGGTTCATCTGCGCCGTGTTTTCGATTTGTTTGCTGTGATACATGGTGTAAATGTCCTTGGAAATCATGAGACGCAGCGCATTTCCAGAATCGCACTCCTCCCAGCGCTGTCCGTTGAACGAAAACCAGGCGTTGTTTTTGATGCTCACGCAGACAAACTTGTCCTTGGCATAGTTGAACACCACGTGAGCCAAATCCACGTCGGTCGCCTCTTTGGTCTTCATGGTCTCTTCCATGTAGTACTCGTTCGTCTTGCGCCGGATTTCGTCGTATGCTTCGCGTGCATCCGTCTTGGCCCAAAACATGATAGAGCGCTTGGTTAGGCAGCGGCCATCGGCGGGCGTGTTCATGCCGAACTGCTGCCACTTGTCGTAAAACTCGATGATCATGCTGTAAGCGAATTTTGTGGACTTGGCACTGAACGCCATCCATGTGAGAAACAGGTGCGGACTCGTGTTTCGCAGCGCCCAACCGACGCGTATCCATTTGGGTTCGGAATCATAATACGCTGCTGGCAAGCACATGGTATAGTCATGCGTTTCGCGCAATTCATACACACGAGTGTCCAGCGATGAATACATTTGCTCGATTGCGGCATTTAGCTTGACCTCGTCTGTTATGTCCGACAGTTGGATGATTTCAACATGGGGCGGCTGAAACACCACCTTCTTTTCACCGCCTTCCGCAGCGGCACCTCCTGTGGTCGTGCTTGAAACAGACGCCTTGACTCGACGCTGTTTTGGTGCTGCAATCGTCTGTTTCACGGCTTCATGCTCAGCTTTGACGGCTTCCGCAATTTCGAAACCGGCATGATACGCATACTGCGCAGTCAACAACTGGAAGTTCACGCGCACGTCAAAGATGGACACACTGCGTTCATGAAATCCCAGCGTGCACTCTTCATCTAAACTCATGACATACCAGTACTTCAAAACATAGGCTTGGTGGCCCGGCTTGCGCGAACCATACAGTTGCCAGTTTGTGGTGCCGCGCACAATGCCTTCGTCCAACACATCTTCCCATGAATTGGTCAACGGCAAATCACCCCATATGGTGGGCATCTGGACAAGCAACCGCTTGCGCAGCATGATTTGCAACGCACGGTCCATCTTCATGCCAATCAGAATGTGCAGTCCGTCTTTGGTCGTGTCCTCCAATAAATTCACATCCGGCTTTTCAAACACGAAAATGGGCAACAATGTTCCAGGAGACAGCACCACCATGTCGGACAACTGGTCAATGATGGTTTCAACCACGCTGGCAATGTGTTCCTTCGTGTGTTGGCGTGTTTCGATTGCCGGGTCATATCGCTCGTCAATATCAATCAAACCAGGACCGTTGTCGACCAACTGACGCTCAGTCAAGTACTCCTGGCGTCCTTGGATAAACACGTGATCCGTGTATCTTCTGTAAAACTCACCGATGTCTTCCGAAGGCACTGTGTATGTGCCACCCGATATTCCCAATTTTTCGCTGCCAATACGCGTGTGCGTGTATTGCTCACCTTTCTTTGAGTACCTCTCTCTGATAAACGCGTCAAACGGACTTGCTTGCTGCTTTGATTTCGTTGTCATTGGTTTGTGTTTCCTTGGGTGGGTCGGTTGTTGATACACTTTGGCAACATTTTTTTATTTCAATTTTTCGCTTAATGTTGTAAAAAATCGGATCCCTCCAAAATGGCAAACTTCATTTTGACCAAAAATGTTTTATTTAAAAACAGACATAAAACATAATTTGTATGAACAATATGCATCCATTCATGAATCCTTCCCATACACCTGTTGGTTCTGGTTCAGCACCCGCACCTGTTTTCGTTTCAAAGGAGACAACCTTGAGGCTATTGAGAGATGTGCGTGAAATGATGACTGTTCCCGAAGAAGGCATTTTTTACAAACACAGTGAAACCGACATGTTGTGCGGATACGCATTGATCATTGGTCCTGAAGGCTCTCTTTATGACGGCGGTTATTACTTTTACAAATTCAAATTCCCTGCAGATTACCCGCATTCTCCGCCAGTGGTGGAGTTTTTGACAAATGATGGGGAAACGCGCATGCATCCGAACATGTATAAAACCCGCAAAATGTGTGTCAGCATTTTGAACACTTGGCGCGGCGATCAGTGGACTGGATGCCAAACCATTAAATCAGTGCTAATAACAATCATGTCATTGTTGGATGACAAGCCTTTGTTGCACGAACCCGGGATTACGCGACAAAACCCGGATTACGAACCATACAATAGAATCATTCAATATAAAAACTATCGTTTCTGCATGTTGCAGTTGCTCAAATCAGTCAGTGAATTCAAAAAGGTTATACCTGACATTGAATTTCATGACCAATTTTACGAGCACATGTGTGCATCATTTCGCAAATCTCATTCAAGATATTCAGCATCAATCGATGCGTTGCAGGCGACATACCCGCAATTGGAAGTCGTGCGAACCTCTCAAGCGTATCAAATGACAATCACAGTGCATTATCCTCTCTTGAAAATTTCATTTGAAGAAGCTGTGAAACGGTTGGTTGATGGCATTGACTGTTAATTAACCAAAAAATTGAATTAAACAATATCCGATTATTTTATATTAACAATCGGAATTTAACCCATCCAATGCACTTTTGCACAGAATGCAAGAACATGTATTACATTCGGCTGACGGAAACCAACGGAATTGTTTATTACTGTCGCAACTGCGGTCATGAAGATGACACCATCACTATCGACAACGTGGTAGTATCGCAGACCTCGTTTAAAACGGGCACAAATCAGTATTCTCACATTGTGAACAAATACACCAAGCTGGACCCCACGCTTCCGCGCATAAGCACCATTTTGTGTCCAAACATGGAATGCCCGTGCAATCGCAACCACAATCCGACGCAGTATGCAGACCGGGCCACCATAATTGGAAATGCAGAAGAAGAATCGACAGAACCCACTGCTGCTGGTGCTGCCGCAGACGATGCAGTCCCACGTGAGGTCATCTATATGCGATATGATGACATCAATATGAAATACATTTACTTGTGCGCCGTTTGCAACACAATTTGGAACACGGAGCACATTTAGAAAAAATAAATTGCATGTGTCTGTCTGGAAATAAAATTCACTTTTTTATATTTTGTAAAAAATTGAATAAAGATATGTCGACAAATTATGTATTAGATAAAGAGACAACCTACACTTATGGCAGCAATCAATTCGTATTCCATAACTGCATTGCAGATTGCAAATCCAGACGTATTTCGCAACAATGTTCGAGACAAACTAACCGCGCGTTTTACAACGGTTGCAAAAATGACTCCAGAAGCCGCCGAAAATGCCGCACTGAATCTGGAGCGCGGCATCTACAACTACACACTGCGTGAATCGGACACCAAAAACATTGTGAAAAAATGGGACAACGGCTATTTTGTGCAGATTTACGCCGACCGCTTGCGCACGGTGTGCATCAACATGGCCAATCCACATGTCATGCAGCTTATCAATTCCAAGCAAATCAAGGCGCACGAGCTGGCGTTCATGTCGCATCAAGAGATGAATCCGGACAAGTGGACTGCGCTTATCAAGGCCAAACAGCTGCGCGACAAGCACAAGTATGAAACCAAGGTGGAAGCATCTACTGACAATTTCACGTGCCCGAATTCCAAGTGCCGCTCTACGAAATGCACATACTATCAGCTTCAAACTCGGTCAGCAGATGAACCCATGACAACATTTGTGACCTGCATCGACTGCGGCAAACGTTGGAAGTGTTGAACTGTGAAAAAAAATATATTATAACGGAAAACATGACATGCATTTTGTTGAAACTATTTTGAAATTATTTGTTTTTTCAAATGATTTCCAAGTCGGACAAACGCCAATACTCGGATTTGCCACCAGGCAGTGGTCTGCGGATGATGAATGGCAACGCCTTCTGTTGGAGTTCCAGCTGTGCAATCAAGTATCCATCTATAATTTTTTTGTCAACTGGAATCATGGGTTGAGCTCCCTGGTTTATTTGCTTTGCACGCTGACCCAGTATGCGCGTCTTTTCATATTTGGTGAGAAACGGCATAGTCTTGTGCATCGCATCCACGATGACGCCATCCGCATTTCGAATCACTCGTGAAAGCGCAGCAACTTCAGTGTTGTTTAAATGCAGCATTTCTTGGTGGCATGATGCAATGTAGTTTTCATGCATTTCACTCTCAAACTTGCGCAAATAATTGTTGGGGTCGTCGTCTTCATCATCTGAACCCTCATCACTGTCTCCTTCGTTTTCATCATTTGCAATGTCGTCGTATGAATTTTGCAGAGTGGTTATGTCTTCCAGCGTGGCTTTACCTTTTGGCGGCTTGGATGATGCAATCGCGCGCTTATTGGCAATGACTGCCTTCTTTTTCGCGTCGGAATTCGCCATGGCAGATGCAGCAGTTGCTGTTTTCTTGGCAAGCATGGCAGGCGTTTCCACCGGGGCATCTCCTTCTTCATCCATTAACTCGTTCATTTCATCAAGGTCGTCGTCATCGTCCTCCACGTCGCTCATTTCAGTTGAAACGGATTCAGTGGCATCAGTTTCAGTGCCAGTGCGGCTGCTGACATCGGATTCTTCTTCTTCTAATTCTTCATTTGCGGCATTTGCCAGTGTGTTGGCGCGCAACAATTCGTCTTCTTCTCCTTCATCATCATTGTCGTCTTTTGAACGATTCATCCCTCCAAATTTGTGTATCTGATGAAGCACATTGTTGCCTGAATCTTGGTTGTTATACATCGTGTCCGCGTGATTACTATAATATACACAAATATACTTTAATATCTTTCAATTTTTAATTTTAATCCAAGGTTGACATGTCAATCAGGCATTTTCTCTCGGATTGCGCGGGTGGGTTTGCAGTTTGCAACCATGTCTGCATGAATGCTGCACTTGCATTTGTTTCCGTTGTTGTTGTTGTTGTGGATGTGGATGGTGTTGCAACGCGACGTTTGGGTGCACGATGCTCATAACCTTCTGGATTGTTGCGCTCTTTTATCACTGTTTGCCACAAGTTGTCAAGCACCTTGATTGCATGTTCGAACCACAGCTTGTTTCTTAACACCAGAACACAGCTCATTTTTTCCAGCCGCCAGTTAATGGTTTTCATCCACATGTTGTCTTGATTCCGTTCCATAGCTGCATTGAACCATGCTTCGTGATTCGTGCACTCAATGGGTTCATATTCATAATGCGGCTTGCCGTTTTTCATGAAGTAGATAATTGTGCCGCTCATGATACATGGCTCATTTGTTTCCTGCCCTGCTTCCACTTCTGCAAACTGCGTCTCTAAGAAGTCGCACTCATTCAGGTCAGTGGTTTCCATTTGCAACTGCATTTGTATCCAATACTCTTTTTTTGGAACACCGGTTATGTCGCGATTCACAATGTTCTTAATTTCCAACATGCGCCCGTATCGTTGCGATTCCGGATCCACATTGATTCCATCCGGCGACGCACCTAAAAACGGATATTTGTCGTGCTGCAAACATCCGAAATCTGCAACGCGGGTTTTATACATGTGTTCATACACCATGCGCGACACGGGTTCATATTTGTGTCCCCAATGCAGGGTCGATGATGTGTTGACGTATTCTTTTTCTGGGCTTTGCTTCGGCGGTTTGCATTTCTCGTAAATCAGTTGATTCATGCACGCCTGACTTTCAAACGCCTTCCACGCATTGCTCGCTGTCAACAGGTCATGCCGGAATTTATACCACTCATCTGTGCGCTGGTCCGGCTGCGGTTTTGACCGAATGCGCGCCAGCTTCGCATCAATGATGGGAACATTTGGCGGCTTTCGTATGAATGTGGTCCCGCATTCGCGTGCTGGAGCAATCCATTTGAAATACTGTGCTTCGCAGAACCGACACAGCGCATCGGCTTCCAAGTCCAGCTTGTGTGAAAATTCAAAGGCGTCTGTTCCCTCGAAGTATTCGTGCAATACGTCGAGCACAACATCGTGAAAATCGGGGGCGCTGAATGCCAACGGATTCTCGCAAATGTAAGCGTCCAAGTGATGCAGCATGTCTTCGATTATTAAAAGCATGTCCTCATCTCCAAACTGTTCAAAGAGAGAAGAGAGATATTCTTGATGTAAATCAATTTCGGTCCATTCCGCATTTATTTTTCTCAATGATTTTAATGCATCGGACCATTCTTCTATTTGCATGTCCATGATGCAATGAAAGCTAAACTATATTAAAGCGATACATTTATATAGTTATTTTATACATCAAATATATTCCACGACACACATTGCATATGACCGACGCAAATAAACACATTGTTTGCATTGAAGGCAAACGAAATGCCGATAAGCTTTTGAATAAGCCTAAACCGCAACGCACACGCACCATGAAGTGGACAATTGATGATGCATTCTTTGAATACGACAAACAGATTGAAGTGTTGCGACGATTAGTTGCAGATGACCAGAGTCTGGAAGAGAGAAAATTCTTTATAAAAGAAATCAAAAATAAACTGGATGGTTATGTGCGACAAGATGTGGCAAATAGTGTCCATGATTTATCTGCATTTATCTCTCTAGATGCAACCATTGAAATGTTATTGGTAAGCAAGTTGCGATGCGCTTACTGCCGTGAGTGCTGTGAGCTGATTTATAAAGACGTCATGGCACAGCGTCAATGGACGTTGGACCGCGTGGACAATGACCGGGGACACAATGGCGACAATGTTGTGATAGCCTGTTTGGCATGCAATTTGCAAAGGCGCACCATGGATGCCGAGAGATTTAAATTTGGAAAACAGCTGCGCGTTGTCAAGGGGTTTTAACGTCGTCTACTTCGCTTAGAATGCTTCCCATTTTTTTTGCGTCTGTGCGTGTTTCTGTGTTTTCCACCCATACGCCGAGAGCGGCGAGAAGCTATTTTTGAACGTATTATTTCAACTGCTTCAGCATTTTGAACTTGCCATGGCTTATCGAGAGAACCAATCAGACTTATCACCTCATCCTTTGAAGGACCTAACTTAGGAGCATTAGGTTTTCCCGGTTCAATAGTAGCCACGGGTTTGATATGTTCATCTTCAATCTTTACATATATTATAACATTCCTGGATGTTTCTTGCAAAAGGTTGATGAGTTCTTGTTTCTGTTTCTCCTCCTCTTTCTTTTTCTCCTCCTTTTTCTTTTCCTCCTCTTTCTTTTTCTCCTCCTTTTTCTTTTCCTCCTCTTTCTTTTCCTCCTCCGTTTTCTCTTCCTCCTTTTTCTTTTCCTCCTCCGTTTTCTCTTCCTCCTTTTTCTCTTCCTCCTCTTCTGAATACATTTGAATTTGTGATGAGTCGGTGTTGAGAAAACCGGAGAGGCCTAT